ATGCTGAAAGGTGCAACGATTGCGATTATTTGCTTAGCTCTTGGTGGTTTTTTGGGGCATAGAGCTACTATTTTTCATTTTGAAACCATCTCGAATTCTTTTTTTGAAGGTCAAAAATCTATCAAAAAATAGCTTTGATTTTGCGTAACTTTTAATCAAATCTTTGTTTGGGCGCTAATATCTGGCTATCCGCTACCAATCGAGGATACTCAAAAGGCAACAAAAAAAACGATTTTCAAAGTCTCCCTTACCGCCAATCGAGCCTTTGAAAATCGTTTTTTTGTAAGCCTTTCGAGTATCACGATTCCGCTGCTATCCAGAGCGCACTAAGCGAAAGGTTATGTAGGAAAAATTTTTTGATTTTTCGATAATCTTTAAAGGGCTAAGCTTGCGATTATCAAAAATCAAAAAATTTTTCTCAGAGTGAGATATCAACTAAGATTATGATTTTCTGTAACAGTTAATCAAATACAACTTTTTTAAAGAGTGAGGTATCTAAATTGACACTTCGTAGTTTTTTGATTTACTGGGCGATTGCTTTGCAATTCGATAAAAAATAAACCAAGCGATCTAGCTCTTAGATGTGCGCTTGGTTTATTTTTTGATAAATTTTTGGGCGGTTTCCAATAGGTGAACCTTCCAGCCCGATAATTTGATCGAGTTCACGGGGTGCACCCCTGCATTGCCCGTTGAAAAAATAATATCACAGATTTATTTTGTATGGGTTTATTCCCTCTCTCAAATTATAATTTTAAAACCATAAAATATTACTTTTTTTAAGAAGCTTCCTAACATAAGGAATTACCAGAACGTAAGGAAGTCGGGGGAAAGCAGGGCAGCAAACCGCGAAAACGTTCTCACCAACTAAGAGAGAAGTCAGCATACCAGAATGTTTGTTGTATCGCCGAAGGTAAGTGCCACCTCTTTTTAATCGTAAAGTTGCAGATCTCATAGTTTTGTTTGATTTTGTGTAACAGTTAATATTTTACGATTTTGGGTATTAAATCCAGCTTTTTATAGAAATCTGCGAGTTTTTGCGATCGCAATGTACCAGACTCAGCAACGGGGCGAAATTCTTCTAGCAATTCGGTAAGCAATTTTAGATCAGGTAGCTTGGCTGCGATGGATTCTGGTAGCTGGATAGCTTTTCTTTTTTGTGGTGGATTACCTGTAGATGGTCTACCAGCTCCCTCGCGTTTGCCACCTCGTTTGTTTTGTTTTGGCGATCGGTCGATTTTTTTTATTTTTGGCATACCGTAGTCCAAATTGTGAGATGTGGTGAAATCTGCTTTTTTGATTGTGAGGCACTTATCAAAAGAGATTATTTCACCTTCTAAGCCATCTTCATCAATTACGCGATCGGCAATACCAGGAAGAGGAGAGGATACTAGTTTTTGAATTCTAGAAATAGCAATAGCTTGTTTCTTTTTTTTTGGATCATCAACATGGCAAAGAATTATATAAGCTGGGTTTGGTGAATAGCCCAAAACTTCTGATAGTGCAGTAGTTCCGTAGAGTTGAATAAGCGATCCGATAGGATATTTCATAATATTGATTAGCTGTAACACTTAATCAAGGATAACATAGATTTGCTGTTACAAGTAATCAATAGTATATAAATATGCAGATATAAAAAAGCAGTGCCTCATCGCTAACACGATGAGGCACTGCTTTTTTATATCCTTAGAAGTAGGATACGTTTTCAAACTGGTGATCTAGTTGATCTGGTTGATATTCATTATGAAGTATTAAATTGTTGCGATCGTACTGTTCTTCGCTTACATAATCATCAGGATTCAATAAAATTCCTTTGTAATAAATAGGCTGTAATTCTGGGTCAGGTAATCCGCGATAAGAATAAGATAAATTCCTAAATTCTGGAGAGACTGGAAATAATGGTAAATGACCAAGATGAGATATAGCTTTAGCATTTGGCTTATGAATGGGACAGCAATACATAGAATGAATATTTTGATAACCCTTTGCTGTATCTAATCGCGTAAAGGAGTCGAAGCAATCGAAAAGTAATTTATCTGCTTGGTTGAGAAATCCACCTTCATATCTAAAAGAATATGCGAAGCGAGTTTTGATATGGCTTACCTTTGCTGTTTTCGACGAATTCCATTGAAAATATGAATTTGCATCCATCCAGTAATATCTCTTGTAAAAGAGCTTAGGGCGGCGAAACTTTTTATCGTATACGGTTAAGGAATTAGCATGAGTCCAGTATTGTGTAAGCATTCTAAATTGCATATCGACTTGCTCTAAGAATTGAGCGCACCAAACAAGATCAGTACCAAATTTTCTACTTTGACAGAGATCGGCTAAGAGTGTTTTTGAAGTTTTTTGAAATTCTCTAGAATTCAAAAAAATCCCAGCCTCATCTAAACAAACAATTGCTTCAGGAAGAAAAAGGCATTCTAGATTAGATGGGTTGTGAATCTCTGTGATACCGCCATGCTTTAAGCATTTAAGAATCCATTTGTATTTTTTGTGTGTTGCATACTTTTCTAAGCCTTTTCTATTTAAAGGAAAGTTGGTAACGAGCTGCTTTTCTTTTGTATCTGCCATCTCAAGAGCGATCTTGAGCTGTAAGTGGCTTTTACCAGAGCCGATAGAACCTGCTACACCGTGAATCATATTTTTTCCTAGGCTAAGTAGCCTTAAACGGGATTAACTTGTAAATCTTGATTGAGATGTAAAGAACAAAGAGATCGCGGACAGTTCCAATAATGCTTTCTATAATTGCCTTACCAAATACGGGCAGAGTAGAGGAAAGCAAATTAACAATACTGGATAATTTTAATTCTGTTGGTGTGGATGGAAACGGGATTGAAACAATATCAATTAATCCACAAATGAGAGTATTGATAAAACTTGTGGGGTCAGTAGCCGCGATCACCAAAACGGCAAAAACTGCACCAATAGCTGTGAGTGTAACTGGATCCATTTTTTTATTTTATAGTGTGAAAATCATTTTTAATCCGATAGCTATGGTAGCTATCCATCGAAGAGCATTAAATAAAGGTACTAGAAAGCAAAACTCAAACTTGTAATAGAAAAATGTGAATGCTGGACAAGTAGAAATTTGAGAGACTGAAGGAGAGTAAAAGAAATCAAAAGGGAATTTATTAGAAAATACTCTGATCGCATAGAGGACAAAATTAATCCGACCAGCAGCCACATTTGCGGGATTTGTAGGATCGGATTCTTGAGCCTGTTGAGCGGCAGCAGCGGCAGCGGCAGCAGCAGCGGCAGCGGCATCTTTATCTACTTGAGAGGCATTTGGATCGGCGGCAGTGGCAGCGGAAGCGGCAGCGGCAGCGTCAGCGGCAGCTAATCTATCAGCTAAAGATAAATCTGGATTTGCGGCAGCGACAGCGGCAGCGGCAGCGGCAGCAGCCATGATAGCACCATCTGAAAGCCCGTTAATTGCTTCTGGCAAAGATACGGAGGGATTACCATCAGTATCAGGCTGACCATCTTCACGGACAACAGAAGTAATAGAAATAGAAGCCACTTGAACACTTGCACCACCAATACGACCTGTAACAACTTGAGAACGAGTACTACCATTATTAGAAATAATAGAAGCTGAAAAAACCCCACCAGATACAGGTGGATCTAATTCAGCACCAACAATTTTTCCTAACAAACGAGCCGTTCTCGTACCATTTATATAGGGAGAATTTTGAGGATTATAAGTGTAAGCATAACTTACAAGATACCAAACTCCAGAAGATTGACCACCTGTAAAAGAAGGAACGGCGGCAGACGTAGCACGTTGACGCAAACTGTCCATATCTTGATTAACAAGGTAACCAAGCGAGAGAGCTACACCACTAGTTGCGAGGACTGCACCTGTAGAAGTGTTTACCAAACTACCACCTGAAAAGGAAACAGGAACCCCAGAACCAGCAGTAGATAATGCGGACCTTACTAATCCTAAAGATGTTGCACAGGATGGATTTGATGCACAAGCGGCTATAGATTGCGATTGAGCTGGGTTTATATTCCAAATTGAAATAAGCACACCTGCAAGGAATGCTATAAAAATTCGCTTGAAGACGTGCTTATTCATAGTTTTGATTAACTGTTACAGGTTATCAACTAGCGAGTAGTTGTATTGTTCATAATGCGTTTTCCGATTAGGAAAACTGCAACACCAAGAGCCATACCGACTAAAACACCACCAACACCAATGATCGCAGTTTGAGCAGAGCTTAGCTGTGTAGCCACCGAATCAACTGTTAGAGGTGTAGTTGTTGCATGAGAAGGCGATACAGTTGCGATCGTGCCAGCAGTAGCCACACCACCAGCTAGCATATAAGAGCGAAATGCTTTTTGGTCTGAATTCAATTTAAATTTATCTTGAGATTGCATTTTAATTAATCCTCATTACGGGTTAGAAAGAATTTGGCGAAAGTGATCGCGAGGATAACGGCGGTAACAAATAAGGAAACTTGTATACCAAAAGTTGCTGCTTTTGGGAAATCAGCTACAATCCTTTGTGCGACTGACTCAGAGGAAATTTGAGCTGTAGTTGCTATCGGTAAAATATTTGGATAATCTTCCATAAAATCACCGCGCTTACTACTGCTGTAAAAAATCCAAGAAGAGGAGGCATAAAAAAGCCTGTGGTTTGTGCGATGAATTGCGACGAACTTGGCAGGGGATTAGCCAAGTCAACAGCCTCAAACGCGGGAAGATTGGGAACGTCGTCTGGTCTTGGATTCATATTAATTTTCCTAGTAAATAAATACCACCCCAGAAGAAACCAGCGAAACCAATCTTATAGAGGAGTGTAACTAACTCGATTGATGTGCATTCCATTAGAGAAATATCCTTTTAAAAAGCTTTATTCCCCAGAGTGCAAAAACTATAGGGAATAGAGAGTAGCTTGCATCAATCAAATTATCGAATGCTGTAAGCCAATCATTGCAAGACATTTAAGCCGCCTTTGCTAATTCTTTTTGTTTGGTTTCTTCTAATGGCTTTGCAGCATGGAGAACGAGCCTAACCTTTGCTCCATACTTACCATTTGGCTGATCGACCTCAACAGAAAACAAAAGTCTGTATTTTGCATTCAGAGTTAATCCTTTGATCAATTCGAGTTGAGAGGATTTACTTGAAAGCACCATACTAACGTTTGGATTAACCATTGAATCAATAGGAATAAGCGTTCCGTTATAAAGCTCAGGTAGCTTAAATTTAGCGGTAAGGTATTCAGGATTAGAGGAAGGGGACAAGCCTTCAAAAGTCCCAGTTTCTTCAAGTCTATAAGGCATAATTTTGGCTCCAAAATATTTATGAGTAGTTAAAACCTAGACTGATTTAATAATGCAATAAATCCTCATTTTCTGTTGCACGCGGCGCGTAGAAATTTTCTTTGAATTGGTGTAACAAAAGAGCAATACCATCGCATTCTATCCCAGCAAGTGAATCTACTTCTTTCTCAAGTTGATCGATTAACTTGCAAAGCTTGGATGCCAATCCCTTTTTAGGTTTACAAAATTCTGGGCGCTCAGTTACGGAATTTTCACAAAGTCCCGACCCAACATTATGAGGAAATTTATATGCGGCGCAGGTGCATCGAGTTTCTTTAATAACTCTGATGGTAGTACGGATGCATGATGGTTTTGGTTTAATCAT